CGCCTCAACGCCAAGGGCGCGGTGATCATGCGCCAGATCGAGCTCGAGCCGAAGCATCAGGCGCTCGAGTTGCTCGCGCGGATCCAGAACTGGGTGTCGCCCGACCAAGTCAACGTCGTGCATGGCGACATGATCGTGAACGTGATCTCGCGCGCGCAGTCGGCGGCGCTCCGGCGCGTGGCGGCGCTGCGCCCGGCGATCGAGGGTAGCGCGACCGCGACGCAGATCTCGCGATCGGCGCAGGCGTCGAACCTGCTCACAAGCCCGGCGAAGGACGAGCGCGGGCGGCAGGTGGCCGAGCCGATCAACGCGCCCGAGCCTGACGCGCCGGTGTGAACGCGGTCGTCGCCGAGCAGCAGGAAGTCTGGCCGGAGCCGCGCACCGAGGACGAGTTCAGGGCGTGGGGCGAATTCACCGCGCACTACCAGTCCGATCCGCTGGGCTTCGTCTGCACGGTGTTCCCGTGGGGCGTGCCGGGCTCGCCGCTGGAAAACGAGGAGGGGCCGGACGTCTGGCAGGCGGTGATCCTCGACGAGCTCGGCAAGCAGATCCGCGCGGGCATGCAGGTGATCCGCATCGCGGTCGCGTCGGGCCACGGCGCGGGCAAGTCGACGCTGATGGCGTGGATCACGATCTGGTTCCAGACCTGCTTCCCGCGCAACAAGTCGCGCGTCACCGCGGGCACGATGCCGCAGTTGAAATCGGGCACATGGCGCGAGGTGGCGAAGTGGCACGAGCTCGCCGCCAACCGCTGGCAGTTCGAGTGGACGCAGACGAAGTTCATCTGCAACTGGAAGCCCAATACGTGGTACGCCGAGGCGATGGCGTGGAGCGAGCACAACTCGCAGGCATTCGCCGGTGTGCATGAAGAGATCGTGATGTTTCAGTTCGACGAGGCGTCGACGATCGCCGATTCGATCTGGGACGTGTCCGAGGGCGCATTTACCACAAAGGGAATTTTTCTCGCGTTCGGCAACCCGACCGAGCCGGAGGGTCGCTTCGCCGAATGTTTCGGCAGCAAGTCGCATCGCTGGACGACGCTGCACGTCGACTCGCGCGACTCGCGGAAAGCGAACAAGGAATTCCTGCAGCAACTGATCGACGACTGGGGCATCGATTCGGACTACGTGCGCGTGCGCGTGCTGGGCCTGTTCCCGATCCACGGCAGCCTCGCCTTCATCCCGTCGGGCTGGATCTCGATGGCGATCGCGCGCGCGCTGGTCTTCGACCCGCTGCAGATCCCGCGTGCGATTCCGCTGCTGTGGGGCGTCGACGTCGCGCGGCAGGGCGAAGACCAGAGCGTCATCGTGCTGCGCAAGGGCCGCTACCTGCTGCCGACGATCTACCCGTACCGGATCCCCGACACGATGCGGCTGGCCTCGATGGTCGCCGAGAAGATCCGCGAGCACCGCCCCGACATCGTCTTCATCGACGGCAGCGGCGGCTACGGTGCGGGCGTGATCGATCGCCTGCGGCAACTGGGCTTCCCGGTCGTCGAGGTGCAGTTCGGTGCGAAGGCGGACCTGCCGAAAAAATTCGTGAACAAGCGCGCCGAGATCTGGTCGCGCTGTCGTGACTGGATCCGCGACGAGGCGGTGTTGCCGAACGATCCGGAACTGCGCACCGCGCTCGAGACGCCCGGCTACGGCTACGAGCGCAAGACCGAGCGCCTGAAGCTCGAGTCGAAGGACGAGATCCGCAAGCGCGGCGGACAGTCGCCCGATTACGGCGACGCGCTGGCGGTGACTTTCGCGCAGGCGGTGCCGGTGAAGATGCAGGACGAGGAGGTCTCGCTCGAGCCTGATGTGGTCTGAAGGAGCCAAAGATGGGCCGAAAGCTGTCATTCGATGAGCGTTACATGCCGATTCCCGAGACGGGCTGTTGGCTTTGGACTGGTACTTGGGATGAAAACGGGTACGGGAAAATGATTGGCGGTCGCGCCCACAGGATTTCCTACGCGATGCACGTTGGCCCCATCCCGGCGGGGTTGTGCGTTTTGCACAGATGCGACACGCCAGCGTGCGTCAACCCAGCGCATCTTTGGCTCGGCACGCATCTTGAGAACATGGCTGACATGGGCAGGAAAGGAAGATCGCGCTGCAAGAAACTCAATGCGACGCAGGTTTTAGAGATCCGAGATTCACGCGAGACCCTTGTAACGCTGGCTGAAAAGTTCGGCGTGACATTCGGGATGATCTCTCACATCAGACGTCGTTGGCGTCGCGGTAACGTGGTATAACGCGGCGCACGGGAGAGAGCCATGCCGTATACGCCGCCGCGCGCCCCGACTGCCAAACGAATCGACATGCGCACCTTGGTGGCGTCGCTCGATCCGGCATGGCGCGATCCGGCAGAAGTATACTTGTTCCCCAACGGCCGCAAGTTCACCGAACCGCAAGGCTCGCCACCGGCGACCGAGCCGCTGTGGCTCGGCACGGGGTACGCGACGAGTGACGGCAAGGGCTTCTACCAAGCCTCGACCTCGCAGATGATCCTGTACGGGACGATTCCCTGATGCCGACGCCGCCGTTTGTCACGCGCATTTTCAAGGACGTCGGCGTCGTTGCTGCCATGGCCGGGGGCACGGTCATGGGCACGAACAACTTGGGCGTCGACGCGCGCTTCGTGCTCGGCCAGCCCAACGGCATCCCCCTCCTCGACGCCGCAGGCAACATCAAGAGCGGCGCGCCCGGTCGGTTGCTCAAGGTGACGTTCCTGACCGTGGCCGGGGCCGGGGTGTTCCTCACCGGGCCGATCACGACGGCGATCTACGCAGAGCTCGTGGGCGGCTCCGGAGCGGGCGGCGGCGCGGTCGCGGCAGCAGCCAACGCGGCCATCGGCGGCGGCGGGCAGGCGGGCAGCTACGCGGCCAAGCTGATGGTGGTGACGCCTGCCACGAACTACAACTACGTGGTCGGCGCGGGCGGCGCGGGCGTGGCGGGCGCGCAAGGCAACACCGGCGTGACCACCAGTTTCGCGACCGGCACGGCGAGTGAGATCGATGCGTTCGCGGGCAAGGGCGGTCCGACGCTTGCCTCGGGCGTGGCGCTCGGGTTCGTCGACGGCGGCTGGCAGCCGGGCGGTGGCGGCGGCGCGTTCGACGTCAACCTGATCGGCGAGGGCGGCGGCATCGGCACGCGATTGAGCGGCACGGTCGCGGCGTCCGGCCGGGGCGGCAACTCGACCTACGGCGCGGGCGGTCGCGGGCTCATCGCTGCGGGCGCTGGCATCGCGGGAGATCTCGGCGGCGGCGGCGGCGCGCTGAGTTTCTCGGCCTCCTCGTTCGCCGGTGGCGCAGGTTCTGCTGGCATGATCATCCTGCGGGAGTACGCATGAGCTTTCCCGAACTGAAGTGGAACGCGCCGGTGCGGCCGGACGGTCCTGCCGGTGAGCCGGAGGGGCTGATCTTCCATCCGGACATGTTCGACAACCACGCCTCGTTGGTGATCCTCGCCAAGGACGTGATGGATCTGTTGCACCGGCACTACCCCGGCCACGCATGGGCGGTGCAGATCAACGAGTTCGGCCGCATGCTGAACATCTTCAACACGCTGCTGCATCCGGTGTGGGGCTACACGATCCGCGCGTCCGACATCATGGACGACCCGCGGCGCGAGAAGGCCGTGCTCGCCGGTGGCGAGATCCTCGAGCGGTTCGGCCTGAAGCGCGGCATGCTCGACATGGAGGCGTACAACGCGCTGCCGAAGGATCCGCGCGGCAACTGCTTCCCGATCTTGAGCGGCCTCGAGACCGCGGCGGCGAAAAAGGAACTGCGCAAGCGCGCACTCGATGAAGCGATCGACGCCGGGCGCACGTTCATCGATGAGCAGGGCCGCGTGATCGTTGGCGTGAAGCACTGACGTGGCAAACGTCATCGAGGACTACAGCAAAAACGGCGTGCCGATCAAGGGGCCGGTGGGCTCGCGCGCGATGAGCAACCTGTCGGCCGGGGGTGGCGCGCCGAAAGACACCAGTGGATTTGGTCCCGGCCAGACGATGAAGGGTTCATCGACCGACAGCGGCATGCGCAGCAACGTGCCGCTCGAGGGCGACGACGACGCCGTCGAAGAGAAGCCACCCGGCGCGGACTGGATGGTGCTCGCGCGCGAGAATTTCCAGATCTCGCAGAACTGGTTCGACATCTCGGTGCGCAGGCGCATCGAGGACAACCTCGCGCACGCGTACGGTCGGCACGCGAGCGGCAGCAAGTACTACTCGCCGGACTACGACAAGCGCAGCAAGTACTTCCGGCCGAAGACGCGCACGATGATGCGCAAGCTCGAGGCGGCGCTCGCGCTCGCGCTGTTCTCGACCGCGGAGGTGACGAACAGCGAAGCATTGAACCAGTCGGATCCGGCGCAGGTCACGGCGGCGAAAGTCCACACGGCGGTGCTCAATCACCGGCTCAAGCAAACGGTGCCGTGGTTCAAGATCGCGCTCGCGGGTTTCTTCGACGCGATGTCGCAGGGCGTGGTGCTCTCGTGTCAGGAGTGGCGCTACCAAGAGGCCACGATCATCGAGGACGAATACGACGCCACCGGCAAGGCGACCGGCGTCGAACGCAAGAAGACGAAGATCACGCGCGACACGCCGTGGGTGCGGCTGATCCCGGTGGAGAACGTGCGCATCCACCCGTCGAGCGACTGGGCCGATCCGATCAACTCGAGCCCGTACGTGATCGAGCAGATCCCGTGGTTCGTCGACGACCTCGTCTACCACATCAAGAACGCGCGCTCGTACGGCTCGCAGGTGCCGTACCTCAAGGACTTCAACGAGCAGGAGTTGCTCTCCGGCGGCTCCGACCAGAGCGCGACCGCGCAGGTCATTCGCCAAGCGCGCGAGACCGGCGCACGACTCGACCGCTACTCGCAGGTGCAGCAGGGCCAGCACAACCGCATCGTGTGGGTGCATCGGAACATCGTGCGCGTCGACGGCCTCGACTACGTCTACGAAACGCTCGGCACCGTGCGCCAGCTTTCCGACCCGGTGCCGCTCGAGGAAGTGTTCGGCATCTCGCGTCGCCCGTACGTGATGGGCAACTGCATGATCGAGCCGCACCGGATCTACCCGTCGGGCCCGGTCGAGGTCAGCAAGTCGCTGCAGGAATTCGGCAACGATATTCTCAATCAGCGCAACGACAACATCCGCCTCGCGTTGAACAACCGCTACATCGTCAAGCGCGGGCAGATGACCGACATGCGCTCGCTGATGCGCAACGTGCCCGGCTCGATCACGATGACGACCGAGCCGACTTCCGACGTGAAGCAACTCGAGACGAAGGACGTCACGTCGGCGGCGTACACCGAGCAGGACCGCATTGATCTGGACTTCGGCGACGTCACCGGCACGATGAGCCAGTCGACCATCGGCGCGGTCAGCCAGCGCGACCAGAAGGTGCGCAACACCGAGCTCCTCGGCCAAGGCGCGGACCTCGTCACCGAACTGGGCCTGCGCACGTACGTCGAGACATGGGTGCAGCCGGTGCTGGCGCAGTGCGTGGAGCTCGAGCGCGAGTTCGAGAACGACCAGACCGTGCTCGAGATCGCCGCAGGCGAAACCTCGCAGTCCGACTGGCAGACCGCGTTCCGCGCGATGCAGCAGCCGGTCAACCTGCAGGTCAGCGTCGGCTTCGGCAACACCGACCCGCTGCAGCGGATCCAGCGCCTCGCGATCGGCTTTTCGACGATCGGCCAGATGGCACCGCAGATGGCCGCGGAGGTCAGCGGTCCCGAGGTCGTGCGCGAGGTGATGGGCATCCTCGGCTACAAGGACGGCTCGCGCTTCTTCCCGTCGGTCAAGCAGCAGGGGCAGGAAGATCCGCAGGTCACCAACCTCAAGAAGCAGGTGGCGGATCTGCAGGCCGCGGCGCAACAGGAAGCGGCGAAGCACGCGTCGGCGGAAAAGATTGCGCAGATCAGGGCGTCGTCCGCGGAAAAGATCGCGACGATCAAGGCGCAGGTGCAGGCCAACGTCGCGCTCGGCACGCAGGCCGCGAAGCACTACGTCGCCGACCTCAAGCACCAGATCGCGCAACTCGACACGCAGATCCTGCGCGAGGGCAACGTGATCAAGCAGGGCCAGTTGCTGCTCGAGCGCGAGGCGCTGTCGAACTCGATCATGCAGGCCGATCGCGAATTCCAGTTGAAGATCGCGACGTCCATCCCGTCGCCGCAGCAGGCGACGCTGCCGACCGAGACGCCGGAGCTCTCGCAAGACCAGCCGTTCATCCAGTCGTTGCGTTCCAACGGCGGCGGGCCCATGGTGCCCGGTGCCGCGGGCACGATCGAGCGCGGCAAGTTCGGCCAACTGCCCGGCGCGGCCGGGTGAATTAGTAATTCGCAAAAGGAGATTAAAAATGCCTCCACAGCCGTTCAACATCACGCCG